ACGATGTACGACAAAATCACAAAGCGGGCCGATATGCCCGCGGGCCAAAAGCCCACAACCGTGGGGCAATTCGACAAACAGGGCATAAATATGTTGTTAGTACGGTACCCGGAGATTTACGCGGACATTGAACAGACATTGATAGGAAACGGGTTTGCCGACAGGCGGGAGAAGTCCCGATACAACCGCCGCAAGCAAGAACAGATGAACGCCGCGTGCCGTTCCGGTCTCGAACAGGAACTAACGGAAAAAATACACGCCGTCCAATAGTGGAAATTCGGCACGATTGCCGTTTATTAGTGCAAAGGAGGGGTAAATTTTAATTATTTCCCCATCGAGCGGAAATGGATAGGGAAAGATTTAAGAGCAAAAAAACACGCCTTAAAATGCGAAATAGCAGGAATCCGGGAAAACCGGAAGCTATAAAAAGGAATTAAATCAGATTACAGCAGCTATGAAATGGGAAGTAAAAATACGACATACAGAGGCGGAAGAATGGATATCGCTCGATTTGGGCGATGAAAATCCGTACATCACACTGCAGGCGTTCGACGTATCCGAACCGAGTGCTCGAAACGTCACGTTTTCCCAGGCACTAACATTGCCTGTTACGGAAACGAACATTCGGGCTATGCAGTATTTCAACGGCATTAACGGACGATACGGGGATATATCGACGCACGCGTGGCCCTGCCTGCTCCTTTGCGACGGGCAGAAATTCACCGAGGAGGATATGCTGCTGTACGTCGATTCCATGACCAGCGGGGAGATAAACTGCCAAATCATAGGTGCAAACAAAGACTTGTTCGTATCTATGGATGATACGCCTATGTCGGCAAACATATTGCTCCGTCCGCTCAATATCTCGCAAATCGTATCGAATACAACGGTTACAGTAGACGGTATTCCCGTGCCTGTGCGGTATTTGCTCATGCAGACGGACGCAGATGCGGATGGTTATCCCTCCGATGTAAACCGTATCACGTTAGACAGCTGGCAAATCTTTCCTGCCTTACGTTTGTATGAAGTTATGCGTGTGGTAATGTCGTCCCGCGGTTGGTCGGTCATTTCTCCGGTGACAACTGCATTACAGGAATATTATATTCCATGTACTAATCTTCATGCATCTAATCCGTTTGAATATATGCTGAATGCCCAAATAACGGATAGCTATTCATTGACAGCCGGCGCTGTCCGTTCTAAAGTTATCGAGGGCTGGAGTATCGAAGAAAATCCGGCGGGCACAGGGCGTAGCCGAACATTATCCGAGAGTGGAACAGACACGGTGATGGAATATCAGGCGCTTGATACACAAATATGCGCTGTATCTGTCGTAGTCTCTTGTAATGCTCCATTCGGAACTGACCTTAACAGAGCCCATATAGCTGTCCATTGTGCACTCGAGGATGCTGCAGGAGAGGAGATAAACAACCGCATACTGGAGGGATACGGTACGGGAGATTATTTGCCAAATACGAATATTGACGAACAAACGGGAATAGCAAGAGTTATATTGTCTCGAAATGCATTTACCGTAAGGCGGGGCGAACGTCTTACGTGCAAGATTACCGTATCGGACCAGTCGCCCTCCGGGAGCGGCTATATATTCCAGGGACAAATCAGCGCGGTTGGAAAAGTGACGTTTACCGCACCAGTGGAGAATACGCAAGATTATGGAGACTATACACTCGGTGCCGTAGCTAATTTATTCGATTGCATGAACTTCGACACGCAGGGCGATTTTGTGCGTGCTGTAATACAGACTTTTGCCCTTTTCCCCGTATTCGATTATCGCACCAAGACCGTAACCTTTGAAACTTTCCAAACCGTCATTGACAACAAGAATGCAGGTAATGTAATGGACTGGTCGGACAACCTGTTACAGGACGATGAACTCGAATTTAGCTATCAGCCCGACAATTTCGCCAAAATCAACGAAATCAATTTTAAGAAAGAAAATGATTACCAAACCGGCTGGACATTCAGAATGCATTCTGCATCCTTAGAACAGGGGCCGGAGGAGTATATGGAAATACCGTTTGCCAGCGCGAAAAACATCACCGCATGGAATTTGCCCTTACCTGTTATCAATGTACCTCTTTTTACCGTGGACGATAGCGGAAACCTAAAATACGAGAAAACAGATACACCTTACCTTGTCACTCCACGGTCGCATTTATCCTTTGTGTCGGTAGGTCAAGGCCTTACACAAGCATCAAAGACACTATATCTTGCACAGTTTCAGTACGGAGGCGTCAAACAAAACTTTGATGCCTTAACAAACGCAATTGCTTTTCCAACTGTTTTACGGGCTTCTTTCGATTTGTCGCTGCTCGATATATACATGATAGATTTTATGAAACCTGTTTGGTTAGAACAGTTTAGCGCATACTTCTATCTGCTGAAAGTCGAGAATTACTCCGGAGAGATTGTTACCTGTGAAATGATTAAAATATAAGCCGTCTTTATCCAATATTTTAAAAACACTCGGATTGTTTTCAACATAAGAACACCCTCGAAATTGAGGGTGTTCTTGCTGTGGGATAGGTTTTGTTCATCATAGCTATAACACCGCAACCGCTTTGCGTATCTGTTCCAGCACCGCCAAAAGGCCAGTATCACGGCGGGCGGTCTGCATATTATAGGCAGATTGCATATTGAGCCAAATATAAGCCGGAATACCTGTTGCCGCCTCGATTTTCAACGCATATTCAGTTGTTACAGGCCGTTTTCCGTTCAATACCTCGTTGAGTACGGTATGAGACACCCCGATAATTTCGGCGAATTTCTTTTGAGATATTCCCCGCGCCTGTAATTCGTCTTTAATCATTTCGCCCGGATGAATCGGGGTTGCCGGTATCAACTCGTGCGGGGCGTAAATCCTTTTCGTTGTTTCCATATCGCTACTGCTTGTAATGATTGCTAATATCCAATAATCGGCATATGGTTATTATCTGTTCGTTCATTACCTCCCTTACGGTAAATTCAAGCCGGTATTTGCGGTTGATACGAACCGATGACATACCGGACTTGTCGCCCTGCAAAGCCTCGTAATTTAGGGCATTATTGCGGAATAAGTCCGTAACGCAGTTTGCCGAAATAAGCGCAAATACCGCCTTTTGATAACACCGTATTACTTCGGGTTGGTATCGGTGCTTTTTATCGCCCGTGCGTCCCTGCTCGAACAGCTCCCGCAAATACTCCTTATCGAACTCTATAAACATTATGCCGTATTGTTCTCAATCGCAAATATAATGCTTTATTCTGAAAAATTCGATATTTTGCGAATTTATCTTTATGAAATAACAAACCACCTCAACGAGCAGCGGCCGGACGTAGGTCGTTATTCTGCCTTTATAGTTATCGACTTGCCGCAATGCGGGCAGGTTATTATCCCCTCTTTCGGGGCGGCGAACAATTCAGCGGGGGCAATATTGAGCGCATCGGCCAACCTTTCGAGCGTATCGAATGACGGTTTTTGTTTGCCGGTAACAATACCGGAAAGCGACACGCGAGACACCCCAACACGTTCGGCTAAATCATTCAGGGTAATACCCCTCGACTTGCAAATCTCCTTAATTCGTAATTGCATCATAATAGTAAAGCAATAGTTTACACGCACAAAAATAAGTAGAATAAATCACCACCTAACATATTCGGCAAAAAAAATATTACTTCCTTACATTTTTAGCGAAAACAATTTGCATGAATGAAAAATAATGCTTTACTTTGCACCCAGAAAAGTAAACCAACGCCTTACAAATTATGACAACCTCAACGCATATCGAGTTACAGCAGATAGCCAAACAGGCCGCCGCATACATTACCCGCCTCAATGGTGAATCCGACACGTTCCAAATCGACGGCGCCACCCTTTCCGCTGTGATTGCATACGAGGCCGAAACGGGCGAGGATAAGGGTGACTACTGGACGGCTCCGAGCTGGTGGATAGAGCGGGAAACGGTAAGCGTTGAGGGTGTATATGACGAGAACGGCAATAACGACACGGAGGCCGCCGAATGGCTCGCAAAGCAACTGAATTAAACAACCGGGGGGTGGCGATTGAGGCCGTCCCCGCAAATAGGAAATAAAGA